AGAAAGCTCGGATGTCGCCGTTCGCTACGGAGTCGGCGAACGCGCCGCGCTGAATCTTCTCTCTAAGAGGTACGAATGTGCCGAGATCTTCGCTCAACTTATCGAACATCGCCGCATAACCACCGACTTTTCTAACGCCGTTTTCTTCCGTGGCTCGGACTTCTTCGATTTGATAATTGCGAACTTCAAGCTTTGTGCCCATCTCTGATCCCTTGGTAAGTTTCAAATGTTAGTGTGACAAGTGAATCAGTTTCGTGCCAGCCTCGTTTTTCTTCGACCCACTTTTCGAAGGATTCTTTTTTCTCCTCTGAACGAGCGCACCAGTTTGTTGCATATCGTTTCAACATCTCAGGCACGGTGGTTTTTATATCACGAAACATTTGCTCACGGTTTGATGATGCAGGAAGTAACCCGATCCAACTGGTTAATGCACCAGTAACCGTGGACTCTAATTCGTTTGTTAGAAAATCGAACATCTTACCATTATCGGAATTAGAACGTCCTCTCGCTGTGATCTCACGACGTAAGGCTCTTTGAACTTGCGACTCAAATACTATCTTCCAAGAGTTTATTTGATCTTGAGACGGGTCTGGGGAGTCATTCGGAGACGCGTCTTGAGCGGGATCTACATTTTGCGGGTCTGCCTGTGCTGGGTCTTCCTCACCGACCGGCTTCATATTCAACGGTTCAAGAAAGATTTGTCCTTTACCTTCAGGGAGCGGGTTTAAATTCTCTCTCGCTCTTATTTCATCAACATTTAGAAAACCGTTATTCCTGCCGACTGAATATGCTTCGTATCTGGTTTTTATGTCTCCGCGAAGTAGCGCGTCTACTAGAAATTCAATAACGGTTTCTTCCCATTCTCTTTCTGGAGTACATTGCCTTAGTAGTGCATTCTCGATACGTGCGAACCAAGGACCGAGCGAATCAGTGATTGCTTCCTGTCCTTGCCATTCAATATTATTATTTGTTGATCTAGTAAGATCTCCAATTTTGTGCGGAGGGACTCGAAGCCACCGAGCGATATCATTCACGGTGAATTGTCTCGATTGAAGGAACTGCCCTTGCTCTCCGGTCATACTGACCTGATTCCACTTAAGACCTTCCTCGAGAAGAATCGTCCTAAAAGAATTACTACTGCCCGAATAAAGTTCATCGAACGAGTTTCTAATTCTATCTGAAGCTTCTTTTGACAAGCGGTTCGGATGTTCAAGAACGCCGGAAGCTCTAACACCACGACCAAAGAAGGAGGCCGCGTGCTCTTCTTGAGCCGTTGCTATTCCGATGGTCTGCATCATTAAATCAATGGGAGAAAGACCTTTAAGACAGCCTGTCCCGAGGCCGCGAATATGGACGATCTCGCTTGGTGGCATTACGACCTGCCCGAACTTGGGGAGTACAATTCTGTAAGCTAAACTATCCTCGTCCTCGGGGTTTCTAAAAAACGGTTCTACGTTATCGGGGTTTAGAGGGTAAAGCTCTAAGAGCTTGCCTCGACCATTGAAAATTTTCTGCGCGTAAAAGTTCCCACGCATAACGAGGTGAACCATTATCGTTTCTTTGAATTGAAACGCATCCATTAACGGGTTCGGTTGGTGTCTTAATATCCTCCAGAGTGGGTGATCTGAATTTCTCTCTTTCCCACCATTAGGTAATTTTTTATAAATTACAATTGGAAGCATCGCCGTCGTCTCAGAAAGATAACGGAGGCCAGCGTAGAATGCACTTATCTTTAGTGCATCATCGGGCCCAAGATATCGACCAGTTGCGAGATTATTCGGACGACCAAGCCACGCATCATCACCGTATTTTACACTGGCTCTTTTGAAGATGCGCGCGAGAAAGTTTTTCATGCCCATAGTTGAGCGTTCCTTTTAGCGCGGAAATTTTTAAAGCGGGTCGCCCTCTTAAAGTGATACTACACCGCGCCCAGAGTACACGCTATCATGATTCAACGCTACTAGTGCTCTTGCAAGCCCTGTGATTGTGGCCGAGATCCCGTCGATCTTTTCGTTTGACTTCTTTTTCTTGGCTGGTCTGAGGTTCCCGTTCGAGTCTTCTTCGGTCTCAAAGTTCCTGGCATTCCAGGTAAGTATTGGATTGTTCCCGTGTGCTAATTCACACTCATCTACCGCGCGAATAAGCTCCTTTGTTGGTGCGTTAAGGCTAAAAGTTCCCTGTCTGATTTGCACTACAGTGAGGCCGTCCTTCTCTTCTAGCTGTCTAAGAAGTTGCACGGAGTTCCAAGGGTCGCCAGCAACCTCTCTAATGCAGAAAGTTTCATATAAAGAATTTATCTCGTTTCGAATTCTGTCATAGTCGACGCTCCCGCCTGGGGTTGGAATTAGGTGGCCGGACTTAACCCATCCCTGGTACATGTTTCTGTATTGGGGCTGAAGGTCTGCAATCCGGTCCTGTGGACAGAAAAACTTAACAAAGACTGCCCAGCCTTTCTCTCTTTTGAAAATCATGGAGAGCGCTGTTAAGTCTCGGACGCTTGAAAGGTCGACACCCAAGATACAATTCTGCCCACGGAAATCTTCGAGGTTGATCGCGATATCACCGTTCTCCTTCCATCTCGACATATTGATTGCGCGAACATTACTCTCGGTCCAAAGATTTAAATGCAGCCGCATGAAAGTGTTCTGCGCTGCGGGATTATTTTTTGCTTCTTGAATTAGTTTCTCAAAGTATTGAGCGAAGATACTGATCCCATAATTCGGGTTCGCTTTCTTTACAGCCTCCAAACGGCACCACCATTCGGGATCGTCTTTCACATTCTCGGGTGGGAGCGCTTCGAAGATTACAGGGAAGAAAGATGGATCTTCAATCTCCCCGGCTGCGACCGCTTTTGCATAAGTATACATTTCATAACAAATGCTGTGCCGATCAAAACCTGCTGTGGTCATGTACACTTCGAGCGGTTGACGACGTGCGCCCGTTGAGGTTTTTAAAACATCGTATAGTTCTCGGTCCTTCTGCGTGTGAAGCTCATCGAACAAAATACCGTGCAAGTTCTTACCGTGCTTAGTATGAGCATCGGAGCTTATGACAATGTAGCTCGATCCAGTTTTGTGACAGACAAGAGAGCGCCTAAAACTTTTCGCTCGATCCCTTAAAAGATCATCGGCGTCGTTCATGTCTTTAGCGACACTGAAAACTACGTTCGCCTGATCCGTATCAGCTGCAGCAGAAACTATCTCAGCACCTAGCTCACCGTCGGCGTGTAGAAGGTAAAGGGCGATACCTGCACCCCAGGTAGACTTTCCATTTTTGCGGGGAACGAAAACAAAAAGAGTTCGAAACTTTCTCGAATCATCAATCTTTCTTTTCCATCCGAAAAGTCGACGGGTAATAATTCTCTGCCAGCGCTCAAGTATGAACGGCTTACCAGCAAAATCCCCTTTGGTGTGTCTTACATGCTCGGCGAAAAATTTAATTACCCTGCGAGCTGCATGGCGGTCATAATAATAATCCTTCCGCCAGGCGAGGGCTTTTTTAATTGAATGGGTCTTCGTCCCTTCCGTCATCTGCGGAGCTTCCCAGGAATACAATTCTCGCTCTCGCACTTGGTGTCATTCCAAAGTGTGTGGCAAATACTAGAGCAAGTTTTTTCTGCGCGATCAATTGGTTGTACCATGGGACTGAAGTAAGTTTAACAGGAACCTTTTTCCCGTTCTCATCGAGGCCGTATTTGGTCGGGTAAACAGAGTCTTTTGCACTCTGCATTTTCTGAATTAATCTTTTGTTTTCGCAAAGGGTGTCAACGTACAAAATAAGCATCTGATAGTCGACGGAGGAGAGCCCTTTCATCGCTGCAAGCTCGGCACAAACCTCGTCCCAGATTTTTGTTTTGTCCGGGGTAAACCAGCCCGGAGGCTTGAGAGTTTTGACGAGAGGAACCTTCGCCTCGTCCGGGTTAAACGGCTTCCCGGAAGGGTTATTTTCCAGCAGTCTTAAGTATGTCGGCTTTGGTTGTGGACCTCGTGACCCCATAGTTTCAGCTTACTTTGGATTGAAAAGTGTCGCAAGCATGACAAAGATCATACATTGGGATTACATAAAAACGATTGAGCGTTGATTTGGCTGCATTTTCGCGCTCAGTCCATAGTAACCCATAGGCTCGGGGTAAATATCGCGTCCTAGCGCATCCTAGCGGTTATGCGGCGATGTTCGATAAGTTGAGCGAAGATCTCGGCACATTCGTACCTCTTAGAGAGAAGATTCAGCGCGGCGCGTTCGCCGACTCCGTAGCGAACGGCGACATCCGAGCTTTCT